GTAAAATATGCACGACTTACAACGAGTGGGTCTTTTAGTATATCTTGTGCGACATCAGACGCACTCACATTTTCAGTACCCGATTTACTTTTTCGATCTTCATACAATCGTAAAAATAAACCGACCATGGCTAAAACAATAATTATGGTGATTATATTTAGTATAATACTCAACATTCTTACATTTATATAACAAATTTATTTAGATTCTACCTCTTCACCTTCCTCGACTTCTCCTTCACCTTTAGTATCCTGGGCTTCCGTAGACGACTCGGACTTTTCCTTTTCAAACTTTTGCATCGCTTCAACTGAATTGAACCCCTTATCAGCCGCCTCTTTCTCGAGAGCCGCCTTCGCCTCGGCTTCACGTTTTTCCTTTCTTTCTTCAATTTCCTTAGCAACCGTGGCATCCGCTTCCTTAACAAGTTCTTCCATTGGTGTATCTGGTTTTTCCTTTTGAAGGCGTTCTAGAACTTCGGCTGGATGACTGATTGGTGGTTCATCTGGTTTCGTATAATACTTCGAGTTTTCATCACCCGGCTTCGCAAACGACGATGCACTTTCAACCATGTCACGTTTACGTTCCGCAAACATTTGTGCCGCTTGTGCTTGATTTTCTTTGTATCCAGACATAAGTTCCTCAAGCTTTTCGTTCGTATAATGAACGTCTTCGATCTTCGTCGGATCGGGTGGGATTAACAACCATTTATACAGATCAACGACGTAAATATCAAATGTCGCATCTTCTTTTTGAAGACGCTTGGCGTGCGATGCAGCCTCATCTCTGGAATTAAATGCACCCCGGATCTTAATTCCAAACTTATCGTTCTTTTGGGGTGCTTCCGGTCCTATGACGGAAAGACACGCATATAATTGACCAGGCACGGTCGTGTAGTCTTGTTCAAGAGTTGACATTGTTTTATATAATAACAAAGCTTAAAAACTTTAAGTCTATTCTATGTAATATAATGCACGAATTCTGGAATAAACAACCTGTTCCCCAAGATAAAGTTGTTTTTAAAAATGATGGTGAAATAAATTCATCGAGAGAACTTAGGTATGAAAAAAACCCGTTACCTGAAGGATATGAATGGAGTTCGTGTACTGTAGATGAACTCTGTGAATTTTTAAAAGATAATTATATACAAGATGATTTTTTCGAATTCATGTACTCTAAAGAGTTAATTGAATGGACGCTATATCCACCGGGGTACAGAGATGAATGGAACCTCGCTATTCGTGAAAAGGAAAGTAATAAACTCATTGCTTTTATATCAGGTATACCTTTAGACGTTTGTGTTAATAAAAAAATAATTCAAATGCTTCAAATAAATTTTTTGTGTGTTTCTAAACATCTCAGAGATACCAAATTTACACCCATGCTTATAGGCGAACTCAAAAGACGTATGAATTTACAAAATAGGTGGCAAGCTGTATATACAGTCGTAAAACATTTACCTACACCCATCTCTAAAGTCACGTATTGGCATAGACTCATAAATGTTAATAAACTTAATAAACTCAAGTTTTCTGAAGCAAGAGAAAAAGCACACCTCATTTTAGGTACGTCACAGTTTAGGGAAATGAATGAAAACGATATACCCCGGGTTACGAAAATGTTACAAGAACATTTAAAAAAGTTTAAACTTTCACTTTATATCGATGAATCTTACGTTAGACACTGGATTCTTCCACGTAAGGATACCGTATATACATACCTAAGCGATGAAAAAGACCAATTCGCCACGTTTTATAGTTTGGATTATGTACATAAATCAAGTGGTGAAATTATAAAACAGGCGTACACATTCTATAACGTCGGGAACTGTTTAAAAGATGCTATAATAATGGCACGTAACCGTGGGTTCGATGTATATAATTGTGTAAACGTTGGGGTAGATGAAGATGAACTTCGTGAACATAAGTTCATGGAAGGTACGGGATATAACCACTATTACCTTTGGAATTGGAAAATTAACGAAGAAATTAAACCTAAGGATATAGGTTTTATATTGATATGACGTCCGGTACCGAGAATCAGGTCTCGGTTATAACTCTAGTTAAAAAAGAAAAACGAATATAAATAAATGGAGGAGATACGTAAGTACCATAACGAGTCTAAGCGTCTCCTCATCCAATCGGCTACCCGCGAAGGCGACAGTATTTTGGATGTAGGATGTGGATTCGGTGGTGATCTCCAAAAGTGGCGACACGCGGGGGCTAATATAAGCATGTGTGAACCGAATCCAGAATCACTTAAGGAGGCTAAGTCGCGTGCCAAAAACATGAAAATACGCGTCAACTTTTACGAAGGTGATATATTCGCGTGTCCACAAAGAAAATATGATGTCGTATGTTATAACTTTGCGTTACACTATATATTCGAATCACGCAAGTTATTCGAGACGTCTTTATTAGCAATTAAAAATAGAATAAAACCTGGTGGTCAATTCATAGGAATCATACCGAATTCAGATAAGATTATCATGAATACACCAGTAAAAGACGAGTTAGGGAACTATTTTCTAATGAAACATACAAGTTCGGGAAACTTTGGGGAAAAGTTATACGTCCATTTAGCCGATACACCATATTATGCCGACGGCCCAAAAGTCGAACCCATCGCGCATAAAGATATGTTTTTTACGCGCATGGAAGATTTGGGGTTTACTTTAACATTATGGGAAGATCTTAAAGGGAACCCGGTTTCGGATCTATATAGTAAATTTAAGTTTGTGTATAGAAAAAAGTAAAATAAAATAATCGATTATAACAGTATGATGCGAATATATATCGCCGTCTTCGTGATTCTTATATTAACAACTTTACTGTTAACTATACTATATAAAAGTATACCCGTAAAATCTGATGAGGTTCAGGCAGAAGAGGTTCAGGAAGAAGAAATAGATGAAGATATTGTAGAAGAGAAAATTCCTGATTCGGATTCGGATTCAGAAGATGAAGACGAAATTTTAAATGGTTCGACACAAGGATCGTCTATAAAACCACCCAGGGAAAAATCACCCCCAAAAATTAATCAACCTCAACCAATCGCACCCATTCGATTACCCGTACCCCCTACTCCTCCATCTCCACCTCCACCTGCATCTTTAGAACCTCTACCCCCTACTCCTCCAGCTCCACCACCTCCACCTCCACCTGACCAATACCAATGGATTACACATAATAAAAAATACCACCCGTTTAGTGCTTTGAACGGTAAATTTGTAAATTCTGATGACATTCCAGGTAATTCAACTTCGGAATCTCGTCTTACTGATATAAGTATCGATGAATGCAAAGAAGAATGTGATTATTTAGATTATTGTAATTCTATCCAATACACAAGTGGGAATCCTATGATCAAACCCAAAGGATCTACGTGTTATATCACGAGCGCGACTGTAGCAGGTACTGGAAAGCCGGAAGATACACCATACTTTGCACAAAATGAGAGTGGGACAAAAATATTTCAGAAAAGCATTACTAAATCGTATATACCTCCACCACCAGCATCTCTAGAACCTCTACCCCCTACCCCTCCAGATCCACCACCTCCACCACCTTCGAGAGCTCCACCACCTCCACCTCCAGCTCCAACTCCAACTCCAGCTCAAGAACCCGAAAAAGTGAAAGAAGTAACTACTAGTACAATTACCCATGGAATGTATGTTAGTGAAAAGCAGGCGAATGATGCCGCCGCAAAATATTTGAAAAGTGGAAGTGATAAACGAGCGGAAATTGAAGCCGATATTGCAAAAAAGCTCACTTCGTCTGGCGCGGGATCTTTCACGGCTTCAGATATATCAGTTGTCAAAATAGAAGTTAATCGAACAGGAAGACGTGTATGGTCACTTAATGTTACAGTCGAAATTACGAACAGAAAGGAAGCTTCTCCAGCTCCAGCTCCAGCTCCAGCTCCAGCTCCAGCTCCAGCTCCAACCCCTCAGTTAGAAAGTGGTAAAATAATAAAAGTAGTTGAAAAAGAAATCCTTATTTACAATTCTAAACCTGAGACTAAATCACGAAGTTATGCCGAATCTTTTAGTAGTAATGAAAGTCTTAAACGATCTGTTATAGATACTTATATCAGAGAACAAAAGGAATCTGATAAAAATTTTATAAATGCAGAATATGTCCAGCCTTTTAGTTTTCGCTTCCAACAAAATCGAGCTATGGGTCCGGGAGACGTTCAATTCTCTACATATTGGAAAGTATATGTAAAAGTAAATGTATCAGAAATAGGTGATTCCCCGGAAGAAATACAGAGAAAGAAGGACGAGGCAGCAGAAGCTAAGAAAAAATTAGAAGAGGAACGGGAAGCAGAACGAGAGAGAGAAAGAGAAAAAGATAGACTCGAGAAAGAAAATAAATTATATAACGAATTCCCAACACTGAAAAAATCAATATTAAAAGAAATTTTAGGGAATAGGTTTCACCATTTGCCTTCAGCTAGAACTGAGGCTCAAAAATTATTAAACGAACAAGTGGCAGAGGCACAAGCAGTACAGAAAAAATTAGAAGAGGAACAGAAAGCAGCTGCAGAAGCACTAGCAGCGGAAGCGGCAGCGGCAGCGGCGGAAGCGGCAGCGGAAGCGGCAGAAGCTAAGAAAAAATTAGAAGAGGAACAAAAAGCGGCTGCAGAAGCGGCGGCAGCAGAAGCTAAGAAAAAATTAGAAGAAGCGAAGAATGAACAAGAAAGACTAAAAGCTATAAAGGATGCAGAAGAAGCTAAGAAAAAATTAGAAGAGGAACAGAAAGCAGCTGCAGAAGCACTAGCAGAGGCAGCTAAGAAAAAATTAGAAGAGGAACAAAAAGCGACTGAAGAAGCTAAGAAAAAATTAGAAGAGGAACAAAAAGCGGCTGCAATAGCAGCGGCTAAGAAAAAGATTGAAGATGCAAAACTCAAATATGGTTCTGAAACATGGAACGTGGTTATATTGGGTAAACATTTGAACACGAAAAATGTTCTCAATTACGAACAATTACAAACTATTAAAATATCCCCAACTACAACATTTTATGACATTATGAAAAATAATATCGTATGGTTTAATTTAGAATCGGTAAAGTATTTTACATGGAGTATATCAAATGACGACTCATATATGGATATTAAGTTTATGAGAAATAAAATGTCTGTTAACGAACCGTTAGACATCTACGGACGACCCGAGGAACGTTGGTTCGCAAATCCGGAAATTCTACCTAGTGCAAAAACTACGAGAATAGTAGATGTTTGTTGGGACAGTACGAGAGAGGAAATGAAATGTGAAAACAAAACCGTTTATATCAAAATGGATTATAATAAATCTGAACTTAACCAGACATTTGGTAAAGAGTTAATGACCCCCGTTATAGGAATCCCTATATATACCTTTACTACATTTCCAGATTCAAAATGGTTCAAAATACAGTATAATCAAACTAATAAAACGTATTCTTTAAAGAAAATATTACAAACACCGAGTGTATTTCGTGAGTCGACCAAAGGCACATATTTTTCACCAAGTGCAGATCCCTCTGATAGATATAAACGTCAATTCCATGACGATGGTATATATAGAATTGAAGAATTGGTTAATGGTGATGAGATTTACAATGGTGAATTTATTATAAAAACCGTGAGTGATAAATACGTAATGTATACAAAAGACGATAAATTAATTTCTGGTATGCGTGCAGGAAGTGGTAACGAATGGCATTTGCTTAAAAATCCAATATTTATACCAAAAGATAAAGTTAATAAAACTGATTATGAAAATGCTAAATTTGGTTTACTTGGTGGAATGCCATTTTTACACAGTTTTTCAAATAATGGTGAGATTGTACCAAACAAGAAATATTATTCACCAAATAAAAAGTATTATGCTATTTTTATACCTAAAGATGGATTATATACTAAAGATGCCGAATCCGATAGATATAAAGTGCGTATACGTACACCGAATTCCACTTCTACTAAATTATATTCACAATCTCTCATTCAAGGAGGTAATCAACTACATTCTTTGATATTCTACAAAGATAATGAATTGAAACCAAATAAAACGTTTATGCTTAATACTAAAGAAAAAAGGAGAAATTTCGCACTCGTGGTAACAGATTTAGGTGAACTTTTATGTTTTGACTTATATGAAGGTAAAATAATAAACAATTTTGGGAGAACATATGAAGGTACATCTAGCTCTCAATTAGTTCAGTGTCGTAAAAACGATCCCGACGAAAATTCTAAGCCGGGCAACCGTACAAAATACTTGGCGAATAAGGGAATTGTAACAAGTTTACAGAAAGTAGAAAATAAAGATATATATGATAGCTGGAAAAACAATTATAGTAGTTCGACATATCCATATTTTGATCATAGGGGGGCCGTAAATAATTTTGATAAAATATCTGCACAGGAAATGCAAAATATTTGGATTGATGATTGTAAAGATATGCGTGTAAACGAACCATTAATAAAACCCTATCTAGAGTACTCTGCGTATGGTTATAAGGGAGTATACGATGATGATTAAAATATTACTCTATATAAAATGGAAGTATTGGGTATTTTTATTATACTGTTAATAATTTTATTGTTATATAAAATTATTAATGTGGAAAAATATGAATCTATTAAAGAGCCATTTTTTACGCTTTGGGTATCTGCAGAAAAGAAGTATGAATATAATACTATATATGTAGAAATATCGGATTATGAAAAGGGTTTAATACACGAAATAGAATACAAGTCTCCGGAACTTTATATTAGTAATATGGCAAAAAATGAATATATATTACCAGTCGATTATTCGGATGATTTTAAAGATTATTTAGGTAAAAAGGTAGTTATAAAATTTTATAGAAATAGTAAAAATCAAAGTGATTTGTTTCATATTACACATACTATGCTTCCATACTCTAAGGAGGATGAATCGTCTTTTGATCCATCTAAATTAGAAAATGACGATATGAAATTTAGTTCTCCAGCTCCACTAACCTAAGCTTTAGAAAATCTTTCAAATTTGTATATAATAAATAATCTACTTTTTATCAGTTTTAATATATTCGTCTGCTTTTTTAGGTTCGTGACATATTACATCACCACAATGGTCGCGGTTTTGATAGACAGAGTTTATGGACGTGAGTAGTTCACTACACGATTTTACCGCCCATCGTCCCAGAATGGGTCGTGGTTCGGGTTTCGTTAAAAAATCGATAAATTTACGTATCATTTCTACTATTTTTTAATGTTCAATTTTTATGTATGTTTATGATAAGATGATACTCACTATACTTCTACTTATCATAAACGTGATTATACTCATGAATATACAGGAACCTGAGAGATTATCTGAAGTTCGTGAAAAATACAGGACACTCAGGGAACACCTTAAGGAAACAAATAACGAAGAATTCAAAATGTTATGTAAAGAAATTCCAATTACCGCACACAGGCGTATGAACGGGTCTATAGGGTATAATGTGAGTAAAGG